GCAGTTAAACGAAACTTGCTGTGCGTGTCTCTTGATCAAAGAAAATTCTTAGTCGTTCAGCGTCTGTGCTAGGCACAATCATTAGCTCGATTTGTATTAAGAATCCGTTTTGCTGAGGGAAAATTTCTGTGTTTGCGATTTGCAATCTGGGGTCGCCGCCAGCAACTCGCTGTATTTCTTGCTCGATTGCACTAATAACTTCTGTTGTTTGGTTTTCAAACAAGTTGTCCCAAATAATAGTTCCAACTTGGGGGCGGCCAGGCAGTTGCCCCTGGCGAATGTTCAACGCATTCAGCAAATCACGCTTGACCAACGCTGAATCAGTTAGCGTGAATTTTTTATACTGACCTTGTGTGTTAAAACCAATAAATGTAGGCATGTCTGTATTTAACCTTGGTTACTACCTGGAGAAAAGCGGAATGTTCCGTCCTCGGCTGTAGAAGTTGGGGTAACTGCAACTTTTACAATTGTCCCGTCGGGGCGAATTATTGTTTCCACTGAGGTTGCATTTGTTCCTGCTTTTGCCATGGCAGTAGTTGTTGTGTTGTCAATGACTTCGATCGGAACATCAGTATATTGTGGCACCGGAACCTTTGGATCTCCAATGATGCTAGCTATATCCTGGTCGATAACTTCTCGTTGTGTTGCATCAACAGTGGTCTCTGCAATAGGAGCATCAATTACTGTGTTTAATTCCGCAGCAAATTCATCTGCAAACGCAACAGCATATTGCCCTTGGCGTGCTGCCACTTCGATGTTGGCAGTAAGTTCAGCGTCCAAAGATATCCCATCTGCCCACGCTACTACATCAGTGACGCCGTATTGTGCCGCGGGCTGTAGGAATGTTGCAATGAATATAGGATCTTCAGTTCCAGTGATTGTGCCTGCATTAATAAGACCGCTAAATGATGCAGCAAGTAAACCTAGTTGTGCAATGTTTTGTATAGTTGGGGAATTTAAATAGTCTTTGAGGCTGCTGATGCCAAAATTATCAGTCCAGGATGCAGCAGAATTTAGAACCGAAGATACAGAAATACCGCTGTTAATCAAATCCAATGATGATGATTTGAGGAATCCCAATGACGTTAATGCAGCAGGGCTTTGTCCATATAAGCCAACGCCTCTTGTTCCAAGTTCTGGACCAGTGTAAACAGGATCGTTGTTTTCGTTGAGCTCGTAACCGGGCATTAAGTTACCATCATCGTCATAAGCTGGATATTTTAATTCATGATCGTATCTAGTTTGTGCTGTCAAGGCAGTGACTTGACTCTGACTCAATGGTCCCACGGTATCTGTAGCAAGAGGTTCTGAAGAAATAGCACCAAGCGTGACACCTCTTTGAACTGGGTCTGCACTGGTTTGAGTATAACGTTCAGCTTGTGAACTAGTCAAATCGGGTGTTGAAGGTATCACAGGATTCAAATCAATTTTAGATGCTGTTCCTTGATTGTGATATGGATAAGGCTCGTGTGTTGGTGCTCGAGTTACAATAGTTTCAAGAGTGCCGGGCTTTACAGTCCATCCTTGACCTTCGACATAGTTTACATCGGCCAATGTATACGGGGCAACAGTTGGCATTTTAGCAACTGGTATTGTTTGTGCGCCGTTGAGGTTAATTAGATTAGCAGCAAAGTTTAAAATACTTTGGCTTTTCCAACTACTTGATTTGCCTTCTAATGCCAACGTGCCTGTGCTGTTTATGCCCACAGAACCTTTGCTTGATAACAATGTATATTTTTCACTGCCAAGCATTAAACTTTCGCCACTTTCGATCATTGAAGTTTTTTTGCTCTTGATACGAATAGCGCCGCCGGAATACATGTTAATTCCTTTGTCAGCGTGAAGGTTTAAAATTCCCTGTGTTCGCAAATTTATAGAGTTTGTTGAATAAACGTCAACAGTACCTGCTTTGCCAAATTCCATCCATGTCTGTCCGTTGGCATGGGTAATATAAAAACTGTCTCCATCGTCGCTCATTGTAATCTGATGGCCTTTGGCAGTTCTAATTCGTATCAAAGTATCATTGCCATCAATGTCGCCGTCGTCCATTACAAATGTATGTCCACCTTGGCGACCGATAACAGCGATATCTTGAAGTTTTACTTGACCTTTTTCAATTGCTGCTCGCAATGTTTTATCACTGTATCCACCTTGATAGATAGGCTTACCAGGTGTTGAGATACCATAGCAGTTGCTTGGGCTTTCGCGCTGACTGCTGCTTTTAATTGGGCCACGAATAGGATCTTTGTTCAATCCCTGTTGATATAAAATACCCTCCACCACACTCTGAACTGGTTTTGTTTGATCAAAGAATCTTGGGTTATCTGTAATCTTAGAGTTTATATCATTAATTTCTGTTACTGGTGCTTGGCTAACTCCGTTGAGTGCTTGTTTTTGCGAAGCGTTGTTGGTAGAAAAATTAGAGCTTGCACCAATTGCAGGGATCATGTGCGTTATGCCATCTTCGGGAATACATCCTACATAGTATCCGCCAACACTGGGATCTCCACTGACAAAAAAGCATAATACTCGAGTGCCCAATTCCGGTGGTGTAAACCACATGCCATAGCTATTGCGGTTACCTGGGTATGTACCTACGCCATTCGCACCCGATTGTTTGGTTGCGCCGTAAAAAGGTGTAATATATCTTACTGTTCTCCAGGTTGTTGGGTCAGTAAGGTTAGGACTACCGTCAACATCTGTGGCACCAAATTGTTCAATCCAAACTTGTAAACGACCTGAACGTGTGTTATCCACGTTGTTGACTACAATGCCAATGTAAGGTCCCATTTCAACTGGCATACCGCCACGGTCAAAATGGTACTCTTGTGGTCTTCCTTTACTTCGTTGTATATTCTCTGCCATTATTCATCCTTGACTATTAGTTGGTTCGGAACTCTGATTCCAGGCAATGCCGATCCACTATAGTTATTTGTTCCTGCTGCCGATGCTGCTTTTGCTGCCGCTAGAGCAGCAGCGTCACTACCGCCATTGCGTCGAGTTTGGTTATACACCGGGGTGGCTCTTAATTGAGCATCACTTAGAGTTTCACCATTTGTCACTGGGGTTAGAATTTGCTGAACTCCTTTGGCAATTGATGTTGTTGGGGTAGTTCCAGTAACTGATGTTGGTCTAGCCCATGCAGGAGTTGTAATGTTAACCGGTGCAGCAACTTCTGCTGTAGTTGTTGGCGTAGGCGTGTTGTCCACAGACTGCGGCGAAGTGGTCACATAAGGCATGATAGAGCCTTTGATTTCTTGTGTGAACTTTCCTTTGCTAAAGGTACTAACTACTTCTTTTGCATAGTATGTTCGAGTAATCTGAGCTAATCCTTCTTGTCTAGTGCTGTAATACTTCTGGACATTAGTATCTAAATTACTCCACTTGGGTTGTATTAAGCCTGTGTCGATGTTGTAATCTTGCGGAGTATTAAACCCCACCTCGAACAATATCTGCTGACTATCAAAGTTAATTGTTCCATCATCCAAGAATGGTTTAAAATAGTTGGGATCGTTTTTAAAAAGTCCCGCAAATGCTTCGCCTTGTTGTAACCATGCAGGGTCGCCGACAATTGTCAAATGACATTCAGCTAAATCGTTGGGGCTATACAATTGGTCGGCTGCGTTTGCACCCGGTTCGTTTGTTTTTCCTGATGCGCCAACACTGGCTTGACCACTTGCAGTTTGATATTGGAATTGCAAATAGTCAACATTATTTGCGTGTCGTCCACTCAAGTCAGCGCCAGACAAAACAACATAATACAAGTTGTTGAAAGTTTCTTCGTATGCAATAACAGAATCGTTTTGTCCTGTGAACCAATATCTGTATTGCTTGTGTGTTCCTGTTGGGGTTGGTACATTAAAGAACGGAGAGTTAAGCTGCGCCAGTTTGTAAGGAGAGATAGTATACTTTATTTTCCATGCATAACTATTTCTCTTTTTATCAATGCCTTGTGCAGTTTTTGGTGTAGCTTCAAATCCAATCTTGTACCAAGAGGTGTTGGTAGTCTTAACACCAGTGGGTTGTATTTTTTTAGTATCGTCGTTGATTGCCAATACCTGTTGGTCCTTGATGTATGTGCTGTTTCGAATCAGTGTATCAATGAACTGAACGATTTGCATACCTGCTACAGCGCCTTCGACTCTACTGTTTGGATCCATGCTTTGCTTGGTACCTAGCTTTTGATCTGCTGCTGTGCTAGGTTGACTCATTGACGTCGCGCTTTTATCAAGGCCGCTCGGGCTAGTTACCTTGGCTGATGCTAAACTGTCTAACACAAATTCAATTTCGTATTCGTCAGGCACTTCGATAATTTTTTGATTGACTAAATCCTGCTGGTACTCGTTCAACGCTGTCATGAGACCCGATCTTACTGTTTTCTTAGTTGAGATTGCTGCATCTGCCTTGGGCGGTGCTTGAGTTGTTGTAGCTCCGGCTGTAGTAAACACCGCAGGCCCTGCTAGAATGTCCTTTAATGTTTGTCCACTTAATTCAATGTTAAATGGTATGGTAGCGTATTTGGCGCTGGCGTTGATATAGTAAGGAACTCCTACAGCAGTGATTTCATACTCAACTGCCTTGCTTGCAATTCTAAATTTAATGTCTGAGATTGCCAGCGGATACCACTTCTCAACAAATGCATTTGGATCGCTAGTTTGATTTGGTTTACTAACACCACCGCGAACTAAGTTGCCTTGGTCATCATACCCGTAGAATCGTATAACCAGCAAGTAAATTTGTTGCGTAAATTTTTCTTTCTTGGCTTGCGGGCTTCCTGTAAATGCTGCTGCTGCTTTGTCAAGATTTTGAATAAACGATATACCGTTTGGCTCAACGATAGTCATTTTAACATCTTCAACGTTGTGCGCCAATCCTACGCCTTTGCCAATGATGTTGCTTTTTAATTCTAATCTATCAATGTAATAATCCAAGCTGAAGAAATCACTGCGGCCAACAGCAGAAGCGCCGCCACTTTGTACCAATAATTGAGCACCGTTGAGACTGCGTTTTTTGGTGTTAATCATAAGCTGGTATGATTCTTTATCAAATAGATACAACGACGTTTGATATGTATAACTTGCATACTGATCAAGCACATTGGCCTGAGGGGTTACTTTACCGTAATCAACTAACCCTAGTTCTGCAACAGTAGCATTACCTGCTTGAGTTTTTGATGTTCCGCTATCGTCACCGCCTGCGCCAACTCCAGGTTGGCCGCCTGGAATAGGGCTTCCTATGCCGCCGCCTGGCAATGATTCTCCTGCAAATTGAATACCTGCAAAATTTCCCCCAACAAAGGCATCTTCGTCCACCGAAGGATATCCAGGAACTCTATACGATACGCCCGGACTAAGTTGGCTTGCGCCTGGTGCAGTCCCTTGGGTTTCTGTGATTTTTCTAATGCGACCATCAGTCCCTGTGTCAAACGATGTTACACCAACAGGATCAATTGCATTTGTTCCTGATGTGGTATCTGGCGGGGGTTTTATAACGCCTTGAGATAATATTTCAACAGGAGTTCCGGGGCTCTGTGTGTTTGAAAGATCAACCTTTGATACTTGGTCGTCTCGTACCACATTACCAGAACTGGTTACTCCTTGTAACAATTCAATCTGTTCAACAACTATTCTTAGCTGTTGATTTATTCTTCGTATTTCGGCTAGTGCAGCGGCGTCTCCGGCTAATGCAGCTTGTTCGTAAGTAGCTCGTTCGGCTATTAAACGTTGTCGTTGTAATTCAAGCTCTACTAAACTTGACATATTAGAATCCTAATGTTTCTTGGAGTACCGTAATCTTTGGAAGGTATATTGTAGTCCCTGCTTTGAAATCAAGCGGCGGAGCTTGTAAAGTATTTGGATTACGTTGGTAGAATACCCACCACAATGTAGAAGTGTTATACAAATCGTAAGCCAACAAATCAGGACGATATTGATATGTTTGTGTGATTACCCAAGGCTTGTCATCAGGAGACTTGGGTATAGGTCGATTGACCATAGGATCAAGATAAAACTGTGTGTATGATGTAGTAAAATATGGACTTGTTGAATCGTAGTTTGCCATTACCAGAACCCACCTTTCAATAAATTGCCATTAGCGAATCCACGAAGACTAAACTGTGTGCTAACTTGTTGTCGACTCTGTATCGGGAGAAGGCTTACAGAAATCTCTATCTTAGTAGGAACATAGGTAGGGTTTCCTACAGCAAAGTTACTAGCAAGATCAGGACGGTTATCAAGAGCGCCCCTTGTTAAATTGTTATTAAGCAAACGATTAATTGCATAGCTCAACGGATTTCCAGAAGTTGTTTGTCTTACTCTATTTCCCAGCATGCTGGTGCTAGCGTCCAGTGCGCTTTGAGCACGTATATAATCAACATCCGACGGCAGAGTATAGTTAAACTGACTTATCACACAGGGATGTTCGTTAAACTGGAAGTCACCGTAGCCACTTAGATACACAAGAGGTGGTGGTGATCCTCGCTCTGAATCTTGTCCGTAAAACATTTTAGTAGCACTACGTAAAAAATGAATAACTGCCAGAAGATAGTTTGCTTCTTCTGTGTCCTGTGCTGTGAACATGGCTCTCATGTTGATTGAATCAACATAACTGTTTTTATAAAAGTAACCACGATAATTCGAATGTGTTAAATCGTATGCGTCGTAGTTGGCCTTGTATGCAGTATCAATGTTTGGAGTATACGGGAATATTACACCATCTGTTCCTGTTTTAGATGCCAATGGTGCCAACACACCAGGGTTTGGATCATTATAAAGATACGTGCTGTTTGGTGCTAACCGCAATCTCACTCGCCAGTCACTTGATGCAGCTTTGTTTTGTCTTAAATTTCTAATTGTTTGTTCTTGACGGGCTTGATTCAACAATGCTGTAACATCTGTTTCAGTTGGGCTTGGGCTTTCGTTTGCAAACTGAGCTGCGGCAGCTCTAGATTGTTCTTCAAACTGAGCTACAATATCATCGCTACCAGTAGTTGATGTATTCAGCGATACGCTCGGGACGTCAATTGCTAAATTTTGTGCTTCCAGCAGTGCTTCTTGTTCAGTTAGACCAGTGACTACAGTATTACCCGTGGCGCTGTTATAAACACTCCAAGTTCCGTTTTCAGGATCATATACAGAAAGATATTGATTTTCAGCTGGTTGGTTAACTTGCGCCGGGGCATTAACTGGTAAATTTGCTTCAGCAGCAGTTTCTCCCGAAGCAGCAGGATCAACTAACGAATTTACAAATACTGGGTTAACATTTCTTGTGAGTTGTGCAGTTTCGCTAGCCGACAATATAGTTAACCCAGTGTTGTCAACTTCTCTTGAGATACTGTTTGGCAAGTTTGATTGTGCCACAGGATTAATTCCCAATGCAGAAGCTCCTGCTGCCACCGGCGATGCACTTCCTAGTGCCCTTGTTGCAGTTGAAACAATTGACGGGTTAATACCCAGTGCCGCGGCTCCTGCAGCCACTGGCGATGCTCCACTCAGCGTTCTAGTTGCTGCTAATGCAATTGAAGGGTTAATACCCAATGCAGAAGCGCCGGCTGTTACAAGAGAAGGATTTTTAACAAGTGAGCTAACACTAGGCAAGCTAGGCAATGATGGTAAGCTAAAATCCGAAACGCTGGGAATACTATCTAGTATCGAGCCAGGATTAAATGTATCAAACCATGATGCGCTGCCTGCAAAGCTGCCTGCAACATCAAACCCGCCAAGTGATGGTACGTCGAAGCTCGGAACTTCAAAGCTAGTAATCAAGTCTGATGACATAAATTCTGTGCCAAAATCCGTGACTACGGAGCCAAGGTCTGCTGCCGAGCTTAAAATATCCCCTAGTCCAATGTCTGCAACTGCATCAAGTCCGCCGCTCATATTATAGTTCTTCTTTAGTAAATGCGATCCAATACTTCAATATTGGTTTCGTCTGTGGCATGAACACAATAAAACACACAGTCCGATAGTGTGTAAAATGCAATTCTGCGATTGGCTGGAATCACATAGTTTGCTGGTGCTCGGTATCTAGTTTGCTTATCTTCACTTTCGATCATTAAAATTTCGCCGTGTGCTAGTATTGCAACATGATCATCCGGTGTGCGTTTAGTGTAAAATTTTATGTCCTTTGGAACAAACGTAGTTTTAATATAAACGCCAGAGGCTTGAATATGCTTAACTTTTGATACCGCAGAAAAAGGAACAGCTCGTGGTTTTTGCTGTTCGTCTAACTGGTCTAGCTCTGCTAGTTCGTCAAATTGGTCAAGTTCCTGAAGATTAGTATTCATAGCAGTATTTACCCAAAATAAAATAGGCGTAGATTAAGAAAGGCTTGACAAATCATACTTTTGTGTTACAATAAGTAATCTATTAGGAGACTCCCCACTGTGTCTAACACAATTACAAGAACACCTGCCAAGGTGAATTACCTCAACAACCGCGACATTTTAAAAGAAATTCATTTAAGCAAGAACACATATTGTTGGTACAAAGACCGTGTAAACGATCATCAATACGACATTATTTTGCCTAGCTTATCCAAAATTAACCAGCGCACAATCGCAGAAGCACGCCGAAATCGTGCAGATAGGCTCAAACGAGAAACTGGCGTAGAGCAAAATGAAAAGAAGATACCCCACACAGATTTAGTGTTTAGAATCACATGTTGGGACCATATACCACTTGCGCCCAAGAAGGTCCCCAAAACACAAGCAAAGAAGAAAAAAATAGAAGATATCTTAGAGTTCGACGACCCAATCGAAACAGATGACGGGTTAGACGAAGTGTTGGCCGATGCGCCGGTACAAGATACAACTAAAATGCGTTTGAACTTTCCCCCGTTTGAACACTATCGATTAGACGATGAAAAGAATCCGCAATTAGTTGGTCGCAGTCATTGGAAGGGCGACTTGCAAACTGGAGAGTTCTCCAAGGATCATGGCACTATGACCAAAAAGCTAGCGTTGATGTTTATGAAACTATGCGAACGCTATGCTACACGAAGCAACTGGCGTGGTTATACTTACAATGAGGAAATGCGTGGACAAGCTCTTTTACAACTTAGTCAAATTGGTCTACAGTTTGACGAATCAAAGTCACAGAACCCGTTCGCTTACTATACCGCTGCGATCACTAATAGTTTTACACGCATTCTTAACATTGAGAAAAAGATGCAGAATATCAGAGATGACATCTTGGAAATAAACGGACTCAATCCTTCGTGGACTCGACAAAATGCAGGAACAGGTAACTATGCATCCGGTCCTGTAATAACCAGTTACAGCGAATGACTATTGCCATTGCATTCAATAGTGGTGCTTATGGTACCTATCTAGAATGGTGCCTTACAACGTTGACCAGTGCCGGAGATGTTACCGATCCGCTAACAGCTCTTGGCAACAGTCACTATTTCAAAGGTAAGCATCTGTTAAACATGGACGGATGGTCAGAATTTTTGTCGTCTGGCGGCACTGATCCGTTTGCTCGGTTTCACCCAAAAACTCTTCAAGAACACAATCTCAGTGACAATCTCGACTTTGTCTGTCGGACAGCACAATCTGTGATATACCTTTATCCTGACCACGATCATGTATTGCTCTGCGTGAACAATCTTATTACCAAGGTCTGGGACAATTTTTGGACAAATTTTATACTAACGGTTGATCCAAACAAGATTTATCAAAACTGGCCTATTAACAAAGACACACCGTCAGACAAAATTCCGCAATGGATCAAGAGAGAATTTTTAAGTTATTATTACATGCCAAGTTGGTTTGATTCTGTTGAGTGGTATCATCCACATACATGGTCAAACGATCGAGCTTGTGTTGTTACGACCAGAGAGCTACTGTTTGATTTTGAATCAACTTTGCATAAAATACAAAAACACTGTGACTTAGATTTTGTTAGACCGATATCGAGTTTGATTCCTACACATCAAAAAAATTTACAGAAACAAGCGCATCTACAGCAAGATCAACTTTGCAAACAAATCATTGATGCAGTTTTAAACAATATCAACCTTGACTGGGATCCGTTACCATTAGGAAGTGAGTTTTGGTTGCAGTGGGAATTGCGTAACCAGAAGTTGGAAATTCGCTGCGATGGACTCAACGAGTTTCCTACCAATAGTTTACAGTTAAGTAAGCTCTTATACACAGTTTAAGATTTTTGTATGAGTTCAAAAAATTTACATTTGGGGTATGTAGGTGGCAGCGGGGGATTTTTAACATTGCATCTTTTGCTGTTGACCAACTCATATGTTAACAACCTTTCCAATGATTTGCCTAGCATACTAGAACGTCACTGGAACGTAACAGATCATAACAAGTGGAAAGACTCTGAAGTTTGGCCCAACAATGCAACAACCAGTTTGATGCCCAATGACCAAAAACTGTTTTTTTATCTCAGCCCAACGGTGGAATTGTGGCAAAGCATTACAGAACCCAAGTTACTTGTTTACACAGACTTTAGATCTCAGCTACTACTATCAAAATTTAAAAAAGCGTGGATGTATTACGAAAAAAACAATAATACAATTGTCCGAGACATAGATCATCATTTTAGAAATTTTTATCAAAACATCAAAGATCCAAGCTGGCCCAATTGCGACTCGGTCAAACAAAGCAAGACATTGCCCGATGCTATCCAAACCGAAATGTTAACCCACATCGACTATCAAAATTTTTTAACAGCACATAGTTGGGAAGATTGGACAGTTATGGCCAATCAACATTGTAAGCTAAACAACGACGTTGTGGAATCAACCGTGCCAACACTGGCTGCAAACAGCAACTATGTGGTTAAACTTCAAAACATTGTTAATTCAAACGCACATGCTTTATTGGGGCCACTGGCGTTGCCTGTGCTGACTGAACATACTGCGTTGTTAGAAAAGTGGAAGTCTCTACACACAAAAGAGTTGTTACAACAAATTGGCATCGATTGTTCAAATTGATTGCTATACTCAAAATAATACTGTATACTTGAAGAATGAATCTTTTCAAAAAAGCTGCAATTTTTACCGACATTCACTTTGGGCTCAAATCAAACTCAGTTCTCCACAACGAGGACTGTTTGACTTTTGTTAAGTGGGCAACTCAAAAAGCCAAAGATGAGGGTTGCGAAACCTGTTTATTCTTAGGCGATTGGCACAACAACCGATCTACATTAAATATTGTTACACTCAACTATAGTCTACAAGCACTGGAACACCTAAATGCTAATTTTGATAACGTTTATTTCATTCCTGGTAATCACGATCTTTACTATCGCGATAAAAGAGATATTCAAAGCGTCGAATGGGCGAAGCATCTCCCTAATGTCCATATTTGCAATGATTGGTTTGACAGTGGTAACGTTACTATTGCTCCTTGGCTCTGCGGCGATGACCACAAACGTTTGCCCAAACTAAGTGGGCAATACTTGTTCGGGCACTTTGAGCTGCCCGGTTATTTGATGAACGCAATGGTGGAGATGCCGGATCATGGCGAAATACAACGAGAACATCTATCTGGGTTTGAGCACGTTTTCACCGGACACTTCCACAAACGCCAGACTAAGAAAAATATTACCTACATCGGCAATGCGTTCCCTCACAATTATGCAGATGCTGGTGACGACGAACGAGGGCTTACTGTATTGGAGTGGGGAAGACCGGCTGAGTTTCATGCTTGGCCTGATCAACCGACCTATCGTGTATACAGCCTGGGTAATCTCATCGATAACGCTGCAACGCTTCTTCGACCCAAAATGCACGTTCGAGTTAACCTCGATATTGAAATAAGCTACGAAGAAGCCAACTTCATCAAAGAAACGTTTATCAAAGAATATCAACTTCGTGAAATGGCGTTGATTCCAAACAAAGCTTCGGGTGTAGACGAGGACATGGCACCAGGAGACGTAAAGTTTGAGTCAGTAGATCAAATTGTTACAGATCAACTTACTAATATCGAAAGTGAGTTTTATGACAACAAATTATTGTTGAAGATTTACCAGAACCTATGATCAGATTTAAAAATTTAACTGTTAAAAACTTTATGAGTGTAGGTAATGCTACACAAGGTATCAACTTTGACCGCAAGGATCTTACACTGGTACTAGGTGAGAACTTGGACTTAGGCGGCGACGGTTCCCGAAATGGCACAGGTAAGACTACAATTATCAATGCATTGAGTTATGCCCTGTATGGCAACGCTCTTTCAAACATTCGCAAGGATAATCTTGTGAACAAAACCAACGGTAAGAATATGTTGGTTAGCTTGGAGTTCGACGTCAACGGCAAAGAATACAAAATCGAACGTGGCCGTAAACCCAACGTTCTAAAGTTCTACGTTAATCACGAAGAACAAGCCGCAACAGACGAAGCACAAGGCGAGAACAAGGAAACGCAAGAAGCAATCGAGCGTATCCTGGGCATGAGCCACGATATGTTCAAGCATGTGTTGGCGCTGAACACTTATACTGAACCGTTTCTAAGTCTAAAAGCCAACGACCAACGCACTATCATTGAGCAGTTGTTGGGCATTACATTGCTTTCGGAACGTGCAGACAAGATCAAAGAACTAAACAAAGCAACCAAGGACGCAATCTCTCAGGAAGAGTTTCGTGTTCGAGCTGTTCAAGAAGCAAACTCTCGTATTGAAGAACAAATCGAAAGTTTGAAACGTAGAAGTGGACTTTGGCAAAAGAAGATCGACAGTGATCTAGCATATTTGGCCACACAATATGATGATTTAGCCAAAGTTAACATCGAAGCTGAATTGCAAGCACACCGGGATCTAGCAGTCTGGTCAGCAAAGAAAACACAGGCAGATACATACAACGCACTGATTGCTAGAGAAACAGCATGGCGACAAAAACACAATGCCGAAGTCCAAGAAGCTGGTCGTGCTTACTTAGACAAGAATCGTATCAATATCGAAACTGAATTAGCAGCCTGGGCATCCCTGGCAGCATACAATCAAAAAGCCAAAGACATCGCCGAGTTAGAAAAGTGGATCGCTCGTTGTGTTGCAGATGAAGCCAAAGAACAAAAACTTATAGATAAACTCAAAGCCGAAGTTGAAGAACTAAAGAATCACAAGTGCTATGCTTGCGGGCAGGACTTCCACGATGCAAATCACGAATCAGTGTTAGCGTCAAAAGAAAAAGCCCTGCAGGAAGCAGCGTTGCAAGCTCTCGCTACCAACACACAGTGGATGGAACATACTGATGCGCTAAAAGCATTAGGCGAACTGGGCACAAAGCCAACAACACATTACAAAACGGAAGCCGAAGCTATCCGCCATTCTAGTGAGCTTAACAGTTTGAAGGCAGCACTAGATGCTAAAGAAGCAGAGACTAATCCGTTCTCTGAACAACTAGACGAGCTAGAAGAAGTCGTCGTCCCTCCACAACCTGTAACACATTATGATACAGAAGCACAAGCAATTGAACATCGCAGCAGAGTAAACAACTTGCTTGAGCAGATTACTAAAAAAGGCGAAGAGAAGGATCCATACACAGAACAAATTGAAGACATGCAAAAACAAGCTCTTCAAACTGTTAGTTACGATACTATCAACGAACTCACAAGATTACAAGAGCATCAAGAGTTCTTGCTCAAGTTGTTAACAAGCAAAGATTCGTTTGTTCGCAAGAAGATCATTGAACAAAACTTGAGCTATTTGAATCAACGTCTAACACACTACCTGGATCGCATTGGCTTGCCACACACAGTTAAGTTCCAGAACGACTTAACAGTTAGTATCGAAGAACTAGGCCGTGAATTAGACTTTGATAACTTATCACGTGGCGAACGTAACCGTTTGATCCTGTCAATGTCGTGGGCGTTCCGCGATGTATGGGAATCACTGTATCATCCAATCAACTTGTTGTTTATTGACGAACTGATCGACAACGGGTTAGATACGAGTGGTGTGGAAAACGCACTGGGCTTGCTGAAGAAGATGAGCCGCGAACGTAACAAATCCATTTGGCTTGTGTCACACCGAGACGAGTTGGCCGGACGAGTAGAGAATATTCTCAAAGTAGTCAAAGAAAACGGCTTTACCAACTATAATACTGATGTCGATGTCGCGTAATATAAAAGTTTTGCATTTAGAATCAACGGATGTTTGCCAGGCGGCATGTCCGTTGTGTGCTCGAGAGACTGACAAAGACTTTCGCAAAGATCGTCAACATCATTTGACCATTAACCACATAAACAAACACTTCGACGATGCTGCTATTGCTGAGTTAGATAAAATGTTTATGTGCGGAAACTACGGCGATCCTGCTGCTGGCAAGCACACATTAGACATTTACAAACACTTTAGATCAGTTAATCCTGACATTGTATTAGGAATGAATACAAACGGCGGCATTCAGACTTCCTTCTGGTGGCATGCACTTGGCGGAATCATGAATCAACCGTTGGATTATGTAGTATTCAGCATAGACGGCCTAAGTGATACCAACAGCGTTTATAGAAAAAACGTCAACTGGGATAAAGTAATGGCAAATGCCGAAGCATTTATTGCAGCAGGCGGGTCAGCACATTGGGACATGCTTGTTTACAAACACAATCAACATCAAGTAGACGAATGCGAACAACTTGCTCGAGACATGGGATTCAAATGGTTCCGTGCCAAAGTTTCAAAACGTGGCTTTACAGACAGGCTCGAAGCACCTATTGGTTGGAAAATCCCAAATGTGCAATCAACAAAAGTCAATTGCCATGCATTGAATGAACAAAGTGCATATATTGACGCTCAAGGACGTATGAGTCCTTGCTGTTGGCTAGGATCAAGACAAAAGGATTTTGTTACAGATTTCAACGAGATACAAAATTCTTGGAATAGTTTACAACCAAATATTGTGTGTTTAGATGTATGCGGGTCCGCTGATTCTAGCACAAGTTTTACAAATCAATGGCAGCGAAACACAGAATTATCATAAAATTTAACTATAGGCAGCAACTAGATAACTATGCTACATGACATGGCTTTACAACAATCAACCAGTGGAAACTCTCCCAGAAGACTGTGTGGGCTTTGTCTACTTGATCACTAATACAACAAACGATCGCAAATACATAGGCAAAAAACTAGCAAAATTCTCTAAGACAACTTACAAAACAGTCAAACTCAAAAACGGCAGCAAAAAGAAAAAGAAGATCAAATCCAAAGTGGATAGCGATTGGCAGGACTACTACGGTTCTAGCCCAGAGCTTACTAAGGACGTAGAGCTTCTTGGCAAAGAAAACTTTAAACGCGAAATACTTTATTACTGTAAATCAAAATCAGAATGCAGCTACATTGAAGCAAGAGAACAATTTTCACGCAGAGTGCTAGAATCAAAGGACTGGTATAACGGACATATTCAAGTCCGTGTTCATGGCAGTCACATAATCAACAAACTATAAACAGTTAAGCAGTTAAGGCCCGCACAAGCCAAGATCGTGTGCCCTATACCTGGATCTCGGATCACAGGGATGGAAGACTCACCGCGCTAGTGAGCACTCAGCAACTATCCTTGACAGGACGACGATCGCAAAATGCTTGCGGTTTTGCTGTTTGAACAGAATTTAAAAAGCAAAAAGACGCTACCGTGGGGTAGCACGTTTGTATAATATGTTAGCGTATGTTATGCAAATCGCCGTTGTGATAAGACGCAACTCGAGGTACCGGACAACCGCCTCTGTAATGTTGTAACGCTATGTGACTTGCCGAACTCAGATGAAGC